CCTCCACCCGCGACCAGGTGAATGGAAGCATATTCCCGTCAACCAACTCCGTCGGTCGCAAAAAGAACCACCTATCAACATTGACACCGAATTGTTTGATTTGCTGGCCGCTTCCTATAGCTACGTCGGAGGACACATCGACTTCAAAAAGCCTTCCGATATTCCTGCCAACCACACAATTTGGTATGCCGTAGACGTTGACGGCGACAAAACGCCCGATGCCACGCTGATTGGTAAAGCCTCGTCGTATGGAACGAAATGGACGGGACTGGCCACGAATGGCACGCCCGCAGCGAAGTCGGCCTATCTCAGCATGTTCATTCAAGAGCTTCGGACCCAAGGTAACTACTGCGAGGTATCGGGCGCCATCGCACATGTGCTCCTGACACGCTACAATCTCCCCTACGTCGCAAACCAAGCCGAAGTGGAGCAGGTGCTTGGGAAGAAAGTCAAGTGGCTTGGAGAGCATCCTGAGAAGAAATACATCGGATACCACGGCTTCTACGAACGAGACCTTGGTGGGTCCGTCCATATGAAAATTCTCATGGGACGCCCTGCATAAGTAATACGCGAGATTAACATTCACTTTTGAGGATACTATGGCAAAACACACCAAGCACCACCCGCTAGTCGAAGCCGCCGCAGGCGTCACCCCCGTCGCTCCTGTCGCCGCCCCCGTCGCAGAAGTACCCAATACCCCGCCGATGGGTGGGACGGAACTCATTCTGGGTCACCTGAAAGCGCACTTCCCCGAATTGACCGACCAGGTGCAAATCATCATGTCGCGTCCGCTCAGTGCGCCGCTGGAAAACAAGCCACGTATTCTTTGGCTTCAAGATTTGCCGCAAGACCCACAATCCTCTCCTCTCAAAGACTCCTCATTCCGTTCGCATTTCAATGCCATCGTGTTTTGTTCACATTGGCAACAGCAAATGTATAACTACGTGCTTGGCATTCCATTCGCTCACGGGATCGTCATCAAGAATGCGGTCCCGTTGCTCGATGTGGAACTCCCGAAGCCACGTGGTGAGAAGCTGCAATTCATCTACACATCGACCCCGCACCGCGGTCTCGTCTTTCTGGCCGAAGCGGCGAAGCGCCTGGCAGAAATTCGTCAGGATTGGGAACTGCACGTCTATTCGTCCTTGAAAATTTACGGATGGAACTCGGAAGATACGAAGTTCGCGGAACTGTATGACGTGCTCCGTGCCAATCCCTGCGTGACGTATCATGGCTCGGTCCCGAATGCTGAGGTGCGCGAAGCGGTCAAGCAGGCGCATGTGTTCGTGTATCCGTCTGTGTATATGGAAACGTCGTGCATGGCGATTCAGGAAGCTCTCATGGCGGGATGTCTCGCAATCACCGACAACTTCGGTGCGTTGCCCGAGACGTGCGCGGAATGGGCCTGGATGTTCCAGTATGATGAGCGTCCCGAAGTCATGGTCCAGCGCACGCTGGCGTATATGACGCAGGCGCTCGATACGTATGACACCACCGATGTGCAGCGGACCCTGCTGCTACAGAGCGCCTACTATCAGCGGTTCTATTCGTTTGAAAGCCGGCTGGGCGCGTGGAAGCAGTTGCTCGACCATGTGATCACGCAAGGTGCGGCAGAACCCATGTTGGTGATCGACTAATGGGCGATGTAATAGAATTCCTACCGCGCGAAGCCTATGATGCGCGCCGGTGGGCGAAATTCGCAGACGAAGTGCAGGAGATTGAGCAGCAACCGCGGGCGAAGCCGGCCATGACGCAGCAGGAACTCTACACGCTGTTTTCAGAGTCTACGATGACCGTCTGTAGCAGCTTGATTGCGATGTACCAGACCACGGGGAAATGGACCACCGAATGTGATGTGCGTATGAAGCGAGTCGTGCAGGATCTTCTGCAACTCTGTCGGGTGCTTTCTGCAACATCCACACCCATACCGACACCGGTGCTGACACTCGTTGGACCACACTTTAAGGGAGATGGCCATGACAAGAACGCTGGGTGAGATTTTAGATACTGCTCGGAAGATGACCAAGCCGACGGAAAAGACGGAGTACCTGCGGCACCACTACACGCTCGGGCTCGGGTGGTTTCTGATGCTGGCGTTTAGCGATGTGAAGTGGCTGTTGCCCGAGGGGACGCCCCCATATCAAGCGGGTCGCGCGACAGCGGGATTGACCGCCTCACATTTGGTGCGTGAGCTTCGTCGCTTTTACATCTTTCTCGATGGCGGCAACCCAGGGTTGAAACAACTACGTCGGGAGATGATTTTCCGCGACTTGTTACAGACCTTGGACCCGACCGAAGTGGAACTGCTGCTCTCGGTCAAGGACAAGACGTTTGCTAAGGATTTCAAGTGCACCGAAGCGTTCGTTCGCAAGACGTTTCCTGGTTTGCTGGAATCTCCCTTCGACATTCATTTCATCAAGGAATAGTCATGTCGCATCCACAACAACAACAGATGAATGAGGAACTGGCGCGACGAGCGGCCCTTCAGGTTCGTGAAGAACTTCACTTGAAATACGTGCCTGTCTTTGTGTTTGGCAAAGCCGCGCAAGTGATTTGGGCGACTCTGTGTTTTCTGGTGACCCTGATCTTTTACGGGAGCGCCGAGAGTAACCTAAGTATACATGTGATAGGCAGTGTAAGTGCCGTGCTTTTTGTCATGGCTCTCGTCGGAACGCCCATTCGAATGCACCTTGACGCTCCGTCACGGCGACGTTTCGAAATGTGGCTGGAATCTCAGCGTGATACGGATTGATATGATGGAATTCCCAACGGAACCCTGCATGGAATATCGTCAAGAACCGGCCTCGGCGCACGGGTATGACAATGAACAGGACGAATACCTAGGTATGCGCCAACACATCCAAATGATGATGGAGAATTCGCAACCCGCAAATATCTGCGACATGTTGTTGATTCTCGCGAATATTTGTGATTACCGTGCCTTGGGTGCCGCATCGTCCCAGCCCGTGTCCGACTGGTATAAAAACATGTCGGCGATCTGCCGCGGATCGATGATCGCCCTTGAACGGCTGGAGCCATCTGCTCGGCCGAATATCAAACTCGAAAACCAGATGCTCTATTGGCCTGAGTTTGAAGTCTCCCACTAGACGCCAACACGTCACACAACGGACGCATGTTATGACCGAAACGACGCACACAGACCCCGTGGTGGCCTTAGGGGATCATGACCCCATGATGGGCGAGACAGAATGGAACGAAGTGCTCAAGCAGGTCGCCAAACTCCCGCACTATGGCGTGGTGCTCGAATATGGTACGGGCTGGTCCACAATCCACCTCGCTCGTAAGATGCATCTGACGCAGATATTGATCTCCGTGGAGCATGTGGAAAAATGGCACAAGGATATGCTTGGTGTCTTGGGGTATGACCACGACCATCAGGTGCCACTTGCGCTGACGCAACTGCAACTCGCGCCGTTGGCATCCTATTGTGGAGACATGCACAAATACGCGGAGCCGTCCGAGGAATGCGGTGCAGGATGCGCGCTCTATATTGGGGCGGCCGCGGTCGATAGCGATTGGCCGCGCGTGGGTCTCGTCCTAGTGGATGGGATCGCGCGGGGGCCCTGCTTGGCGTATATCCGTACCAAATTGAACCCAGGAACGACCGTCCTGCTCCACGACTATGCAGGACGCGAGACGTGGTATGACTGGGCGGTCTCGCTTTATGAGAAAGTGGAACAGGTCGAATCGCTGCTTGTTCTTCGTGTTCCGTTGGCTAAATAGCTGCATAGGAGCGACGGATTATGCCAAAGAACACAAAACACACCTTTACTATCAACGAAAACCTTCTCACCCTCTGTGAGATTGGAGATTCGGGACCGACTCGTATGCAGGTGCAAACGTTCTTTGACCAAGAACGGGCAGGCGGCGCGAGCGTCCAAGCGGCGATTCGAAATACGGAAAAGTCGCTCCGCATTTGGGACTTGCGCGTCAACTCAAGTGGTGATACCGTCGTCTACTATATTGACGAAGCGCATTTGCATGAATCCGCACCTGAAGGCTTTGTGGCATATCAAGATGGGATGTACCGCGGTTATGTGCGCAAGAAGGACGGCGCAGGGTTGCGCGATCTGCACCAATCAGGAGAATGTCCGAAAGACTGCGCGTATTGTCGGGGTGACAACAAAGTCTCCACACAATTCGCCAAGCATGAAGGGCAGAAAGCCCAAGCCGTGGCGAAACACTGGAAGTCAGGGAGATAACGATGCCGCATTATGATTATCGCTGTGTGAATGCTGAATGTGATTTTGTCGCGACCGATGTGCATTTGCCGATTGACGGACGCGACTTTCCGACGACGGAGCCGTGTCCGAAATGTCAGGGTGCGATTGAGCGCCTGATCGCGGGGCCGGGCGTCAGCTACACCGTCATCCCTAAGAAAGTCCCCGACACATTCAAAGACCTCCTTCGCAACATCAAGTCAAAACATCGCGGGAGCACGATAGACGTATGACCACCATCACGACGACCGATTCGACGACCCTGCTACCGAGTGCTGTTCGTTATCAGCGAGATGGTAGCTGTCCCCACTGTGGGGCCGCCATCTATATCGACGGAGACATTCCTGGGTTGGATCGCGGACTACCCGTGCGACTACCGACACCGTTCTTTACGTGTGGTTGTCGTTGGCAAACCGCGCCGGCGCCGAGCGCGCCCGTATGGCCCGTAGGGCCAACATGGCCAACATGGCCAACATGGCCAACATGGCCTGATTCGAATTTACCCTATCCCTATCCTCAGCCGACATGGGGCACACCTGGCACCACGACGATCTGTAGCCAATAAGAACGCATGGCTGAATCAAAAATCGCACCAGGAGAATTGCTGAAGGGCACTCCGCTGCAAAACATCAAAGAATTGATTCGCAAACCCGATGATAAGTTTTGGGTCTTTGCCACAGATAGTTATGTCAAAGTGGTGCGGACAGGGATTGCGCGTGCGACGATTCATCGCAACTACAAAACGTATCTGGTGGATCTGGTGGATTACGTAGACAAGCATCCGAAGATCCCAAAGAAAACGCTGGAAACCATTTTTAGCGTGACGAACAAGTCCGTAGACGTGGCGGAAGTGACCAAGTATTTTGGAGAAATCATTGGCGCGTTATACATTGCGCGGTCGCAACGGGCCTCACATATTGTGTTTCCACAACGATCCAACTACGAACTCTTTGATTACTTCGTGCGCATTGGTGGGAAGCACCATGGCTATTCAGCGAAGGCGGAAGGTGGATCGTCCAACACGCTCGCACCGCGATTGATTGCGGAGCGCGTGGAGGCGTTCAAAAAGGGCGCGCACAAGGATTTGGGCATCTCCGTGATCATGCAACTTGCCAATGAACCCACCTACAAGGGTGCGGTGCAAGCCGTCGGTATGCTGGCAAAACAAAACATCTTCCCAAAAACGATGTCATCTGATAGTGTCTTAAAGCAGCAGTTCAAGAACGTGCGATGGGAGCAGGACGCCCTGGTCATCGAAGCGAACAAGGACAAGCCTATCGTGAGCTTGGGACTATCAGGGCAAACCGCGTATCTCTCGTTTTTGGTCAACCATGTGGTGCCCCGCATGAAAACCGCTGCCGGCTCGCCATCGAAATTCACGCCTACCAATTTGGTGTATGGCTTCATTGCGATGTATCTTGCCGACGTGAGCAAAGAAGGCGCCTTTGATTTGACACCGACCATTCGGAAGCTGTTTACGGATTTGAATATCGTGAAAATGCGCATCGACAAGGGTGTCCCCGCATTCCATGTGATTGCGAAGGGGCGCGTCGAAGAAGTCACGCTTCGTAGCAAAGCGCGTTGGACGATTATCAAGGACAAGCTGGGCGTGCAACTCTAACGAAAGCAAGATGATGTTTATACATGATGATTCCTTGAAATTTCCAACCCTCAAACAACGGAACCTTGACGTGGGGCGCGTCTATGAAGTGCTCGACGGTTCCCAGGCGGGGCGCTTCTACCCCTCCATCACTCGCGTGCTCAAGGCCAAACCGAAACCCGAGCTTGAAGCGTGGAAAGCTCGTGTCGGGCCCGAAGCCGCCGGTCGCGAATCGGCACGGGCGACCACGCGCGGGAACTCGATTCATAGTTTAGCGGAATGCTATCTGTCCAACGATCAACTTCCGCAGTTTGGTCCACAAGTTGGCGAACTCTGGTCGCGTCTCCGCGCCGTCATCGACACTCACATCACGACTGTATATGCACAGGAGCAGGATGTCTATTGTGAGCGGCTCGGGGTGGCGGGACGTATGGACTTGTTGGCGCTGTGGGACCAGGAACTCTCCGTCATCGACTTCAAGAACTCCAAGAAACCCAAGAAGGCGGAATGGGTGGAAGATTACTTCATCCAGTCTACATTCTATGCGCTGTCCGTCTACGAACGAACAGGCGTCATGGTCAAACAGATTGTCGTCCCGATTGTCTCGCCCAGCGAAATTCAACTATTCGTGGGACGCACGACCAATTACATGCGCAAGCTGGTAGAATCCGTGGACCTATTCTATGCCAGTTACGAAAAAGAACTTGACTTGCAGAGTCAAGTTTGCTAAAGTATTGATGTTGGAACGAAGAAGCAGAAGCGGTCTTAACAGCACGGCGGTTCGATTCCGCCCGCCTCCAAATTACGGGGGCGTCAAGGTATCGACTGGAAGATA